TACCACCACGTAATGCTCTCATAGCATCACCTATTGAATGAAAGGTTTCATCAATGTCAGCGCCAACTTCTTCATCTTGGTAATGAACTTCAATTTCACCAGTATTTAGATTGTGTTCAATACTTCCGCTAGCATAATAGCCACCTTCACCATCATCATACTCATATTTTTCTATGTCAGGATCATAAGAGTTTTCTTCATGCCATCTGCTGTAACTGCCACCCAATGATTTAAGTGCAAGTCCCAAATCTCCTTGACCTAGAGGACCTTTGCCCTCGTCTACTTCTTCTTCACCGGGCATATCACCTGCATCGGCAACGAATTGCTGGGGTGTCATGATTTGGATACCGCTTGGTGCTCCGGGCATCTTTGGCTCAACGCCTTCAAATAGTTCTTTAAAATTCATTATATTTTCCTGTGTTGACTGACAAAGTTTTCAGCAATCATTAATAATTCTTCCATCTGCTCAATGGATTCACAATTCCATCTACGCAATGCTTTATTGATTGGGCTATCTGGATCTCGTTTGGTCTTAGCACTAGCATGGGCTTTCTTCATACCACTCATCCTTGCACAGAATGATTTACGGCGTTTAGCGGCTTTGCTACCCTTTTTTAACTTACTAGGTTTAGTAGTAACAGCAGTCTTTAGTTTACTACCCGGATTCTCTCTACGATATGCTTTTACCGCTTTACGGCTCATACCGGAAGTTTTGTCCTTTTTATTGACTTTTTGCCAATCTTCAGTTATAATTTCATCTGCTCTCATTTTAGTATCCTAAATAGTTGACTTTATTGCGTAGGTATGCTACACTACATCTATTATTTATCATTTTGGTCTATCTATGTATACAAATCAGTCAGTCAAACGCATCGGTTTCGCTTGTAAATGGGCAGAAATCAACAAGAAAGGTGAGATTGTATCAGCCGAAGGTCTTAACACAGGTGGTACAACTCATGCTTGGGCAAAGCGTAATAGTCGTAGTGTCGTAGAAGAAAAGATTATGGATGTTGCTAAACGCAATATTCTCAATACACATGCATTGGTTAAGCGTGTTGCTACTCTTGATCCACAATTGCGTATGTTGCGTCTTACTAGTGACATGCTTAGTTTTTACACAATGGATGAGTACAAAGACTTTTGGCGTAGCCGTGATGTACAAGATAGTCTAGCACGTTGGTTTGCCCCGATCGGTGAGACAGCTAGGGCTAATGATGTTCGTCTAAGTTTTCACCCCGATCAATTTGTAGTTTTAGCGAGTGACCGTGAAGAGGTAGTAAATAAGAGTATAAATGAATTTGAATATCATTGTGACATGGTTCGTTGGATGGGCTATGGCAAAGAGTTTCAAGACTTCAAAGTAAATGTTCACATCTCTGGTCGCAAAGGTCCTCAGGGCATCAGAGATGTTTATAGTAGACTTAGCCCCGAGGCACGAAACACACTTACATTGGAAAATGAGGAATACACACATGGACTTACAGACTGCTTATCATTATCTGACCTCGTACCTACGGTCATGGACATACATCACAATTGGATTCGTGAAGGGAATTATATTTCCCATAATGACGAACTTGTTAAACAGGTTATTGATAGTTGGCGCGGTGTTCGCCCTACTCTCCATTACAGTGTTAGCCGCGAAGATGTACTCATCGGCCATTCCGGATCACAGTTACCCGATCATGGTGCGTTGATTGAATCGGGATACAGTAAGCAGAAACTTCGGGCACATAGTGACTACTATTGGAACGAAGCAGTGAACGATTGGGCATTGACATTCAATGAAAACTTTGATATAATGTGTGAATCGAAGGCAAAAAATCTTGCCAGCTTTAAATTATTAGAGAGATATAAATGTTTGACAAAATAAAAAACTTATTCAAAAAGCCAGAACCGGTAAAGCCTGTACAGGAAAAGAAACCTCGTCAGCCTAAAAAGAAAAAAGAAGATAGTGTTCTATCTGATAAAGAAAAAGCAACAAGAGAAGGATTACCTTATGTTAATATTCTTAAAATGGAACTTGATCCATACGATATCAACACCGGTGCATTTGAATTAGATTGGAATGACAAGTTTGTATTGAATCTAATCAAGTCTGGATTTAAAATTCGTGAGGATGATACTGATACAATGATTGTTGAACGGTGGTTTCAAACAGTATGTCGTAATGTTGCACTAGAACTTTATGAGCAACAGCAGGCCGATCCTGAGAATCGGGCAATGGCTACAGACATGCGTGTGGTCCGTGCTAAGGACCTTGGTGATGGTAGAACAGAGGTAAGTTGAATGTTAAAAAATATTGATTTATTCAGTCCGGATTTCGTAATTGATTGCTCAAAATTAAAAAATTGCAGAGATATCTATGCAATAATGAGACACAATGGAATCGTAAAGGCATACGTATATGGTATGTGTTTCAAGCCCGGGCCGTTGACTTATGATTTTTCAAAGGTGGGGATGAGTTGTCCTACTCTAACTGAAAAGAGAGAATATCAAGTTGGTGAGAGAATCACACGACAACTAAGTTGGGTTCCGGGTTGGGAAGAAGAACATGTACGCAGTTCACACGGTGCTGATTTTTGGTTAGGCATTGAACATTTCTTAATTCCAGCTGGACTCTTACCAGCTTCATTTAATAAAAATGATGTGACAATTGCAGTATGGGATGTTTCTAAAAGAATGATTTTTGCAGATGTTCATCCCGACGATGAGGAAAAAGCTACTGGATGGGCCGAGGGTGAGTTAGCAAAACAATATAAAGTTACATTTGGTAGATTGCCGCATCTTAACAAACAAGATCCTACTAACACTAAACATTATAAAAAGGGTTATATACCTAAATCTATTCAGAATGGTTTGTTCCAATTTGATTAATATTTGACAATAATTCCGTTTTGTGCTATAATTGAGTATCAATTAATAAAAGGTTAAGTTATGGCCGTAATATCTTTCAATCTCTTTAAATCCTCATGTGAGGATAGAGGTTATACCGAACGCATATATGAGGACCGTAATGTCTTTGTACTATATTCCAACAACGGAATCAAATGCGAAATTAAAAAGAACCATTACACTATCGGTTGGTTGGCACGGCCCGAAGATGTGAAGGTAATGAGACAGAAATTTATTGAAGCCGGCTTCACTGAAAAATTAGGTAAACGTGCTGAAAAACGTAAGGATGAAAAAGACTTTATCAATGTACACTTTGACGGTGATATACTTGAAAACTTTTGGGTGTTGATTGGGATTATCGAATCCATTGAAACTATTGTTAGGAAAGTTCGCGGTCAAGCAATCAAGCCAATTGCCCGTGAAGTAAGTGAACGTAATATATTTGAAAAGATTGCCAAACGTTTCAAATACTTTATTGATAATGAAGATGGATTTGGTTTAGAGAATACTAGGGCATTACTTGAAGGTGATAGTATTGACCATTTAATTACAATCGGTGAATCTGTAAAACGAACCAAAGAGAATACTTACCGTGAACACATTGTACCTTGCATTTTGATTTATAATCAAGCAGTTACAATGACTATGGAAAAACGCCCAGTAACCGAAGTAGCACAAATGATTAAAAACAATTTGGCTATAGTATTGATTACCAACGAAGAGGCTGAATTACTTGATAATGAATTAGACTTACAAACAAGTATGCCCGAAGATTGGAAGTTTGGAGACAACGTTTTTGCACGACTAACAATTGCCCAAATACAATTGAAATAATTTAAATAGTAGTATATAATAAACACATGAAATACGCACTCATTGACACAGCAAATACATTCTTCCGTGCCCGTCACATCGCATCACGTAATAGTGATACATGGGAAAAGATCGGCATGGCACTACATTTAACATTAGCAAGTACCAATCAAATCGTTCGCAAGTTCGGTGTTGATCACGTTGTATTTTGCTTAGAGGGTAGATCGTGGAGGAAGAGCTTCTACGAACCATACAAGAAAAATCGTATTGTCGATACACTATCACAAACAGAAGCTGAGATTGAAGAAAATAAAATGTTCTGGGAAACCTATGATATTTTCACGGCCTTTTTGCGTGAGAAAACTAATGTTAGCGTATTGCGTCACGCTGAAGCCGAAGCTGATGACTTAATTGCACGTTTCATTCACTTGCATCCTGATGATGAACATTTTATTATCAGTAGCGATAGCGACTATGTTCAATTGATTTCAGAGAATGTAAAACAATACAATGGTGTCGCTAATCAATTGATTACACTTGATGGTTACTTTGATGACAAAGGTAAAATTGTCAAAGATAAGAAAACTAAAGAGCCTAAACTGTTAGAGGATCCTCAATATTTACTATTCAAAAAATGCATGCGGGGAGACGGTACTGACAATGTATTCAGTGCTTATCCCGGTGTACGTGAGAAAGGTAGCAAGAATAAAGTTGGCTTGATTGAAGCATACGCTGATAGACATAAGCAGGGCTTTGATTGGAACAATCTAATGTTGCAACGCTGGACTGACCACAATGATGTTGAACATCGTGTGCGTGAAGATTATGAACGTAATCGTATCTTAATTGATTTGACAGCGCAACCACAAGATATCAAAGATAAGGTTGATGCAAGTATTCGTGAGGGTGTGCGTGTGACGACTACTCCTCAAGTGGGTATTCACTTTATGAGATTTTGTGGTAAGTATGATTTGACTAAGATTAGCGAACAAGCCGAGACTTATGCTAAATGGTTAAACAGTCCCTATACTGGTTCATTGGTATGATGGACAAATATCAAGAACATTTTGGAGTTGAAGAATGAACGATAATATCAAAGTTGGTGCAGACATTCACGCCGGTGACGGTGGTTATAGTCTAGGCACTAAAGAAAAGTATGATGAATTTGTCAAGGGCCGTAATCAATCATTAGGTAAAATGAGAATCCGAGAACTTGCTGAACAAGCTACAACTTATATTGAGCCAACATCTAACAGTGGTGAAGGCTGGATCTTTAACAAAGAAAAATTCGCCGAGTTGATTGTACGGGAATGTGGAGAAGTTGCTTATAAGGCCTATTGGAATAATCCCGAAACAGTTAGAGGCGTACACATTCAAGAAAAGATTAAACAACATTTCGGAGTTGAAGAATGACACATAAATCAAACACTAACAATCCTGTTGACTTCCCCAAATTGGAAACTGAAATGAACGAACGAATTCGAGAACTTGCTGAACAGGCTACAAAAAAATATGACAGACTTGGTAATGAAATTCCTTTTGCACAGCCCGATTTGGAAAAATTCGCCGAGTTGATTGTCATGGAATGTATTAGTATCGTCGAACCTACACAACACCACAAAGCATTTGCTCAGGGTTATGTAGGTGGAGTTGACGGACTCGAATTATTAGATAGTAAGGTAAAAAAGATTAAACAACATTTCGGAGTTGAAGAATGAAATTCACTACTACTGGTACAACTTTTAAAGAAATCAATCAAGGTGATACAGACTTTATGATGACTGATGGCATCAAATTAGTACCACGTGCTGCCATCAAGATTAGCCAACGATGCCCAAGCAATTATGCTAGTTTGATTCAGGAATGTATGAGTCACGGTTGGCTCAAGACTGTCGCATATATTAAAGAATCAGATTATGTTTGGGAAAAGGTAGGCGAATAAATATGGGACGAGATTTTAATAATATTGTTTTTATTCTAAACAAATCCCCAAAAGAATTACGTGCATGGTGGGAATTATTAAGTGAAGATGAACAACAGTATGCTATGGAAATTCTTACTGACTATCGTAAGATGCTAGATGAACCTATTGTAGAAGAATATACATTGGCAAAAGAATACTTAAAGAAGTTTCAGTTATGAACTTAGCAGAATACTTTGAACAAAACAGATACAAAGCCAAATATGATATCGGTGATCGTATCTTTGGTTATTGGCATAACATTCCATTTATAGGCACAGTTGGAAACGATACAGTTATAAATGAACAAGTTGGACCACAACTAAGTGTTCATTTAGATTTACCAATTTGTTATGAAAAGGTAATATATACTGTTATAATAGCAAAACATAAAGAATTTAAAAAGATATCTAAATTAGTATCAATCACAGAGGAAACAAATGACGAACCCACTAATCGCAAAACCAGTAGTAAAGAACCAGTTCTGGATAGTAACAAACGGAAAAGAAAAAGTCGGTAATGTCTTAGCAGACGGTTCCGGCTTTGAAGTAAAACTTAACGGAAACAAAACTCATTTTAAAAATACAAGTGCTATCGAGAAGCAGACTAAAATTGAATTCCAAAGAGTTACTAAAGAAAAAGTTAAGCAAGATATCCCCTTTAGTGAATATCCAACAACTAAAAAGGTTTATAATTCTATACTAGACATTAAACGTAAGATTCATTTATTCACTAAAACACCCAAAAGCAAGTGTTATTATGCCGCAGGATGGTATATTGTTAGTCAGGGAAGCGAACCTACTATAGAATTTTGCCCTAAATACATCTTTATCCAGCGTTATGAGTATGTGGGGCCGTTTAAAACCGAAGATGAAGCGAAAGAGTTGATAAATATCTCATGATTCAAATTAAGAGGTTTATCGAAAAAGTATCGTTGATTGAGGGACGACAGGGTAGGGACGTGGTTATTCCAGTTTCCGACGCTAGGGGCCTACGTGATGAATTAGC